AGCTGATATGGCATTGAATCTGATGTCGTCGGCAGTTTCACGATCACTGCCACCCACGGGTTTGCTCACCGTGCTGACGCTGCGGTCTACGGTATTTTCTCCGGCTATGGTGGTGGTGGTCCAATTCAAGGCAATGTTGCCGGCTACATTGCCGGCAGCTCCATCGCTGACAATATAGGAAATACGCACAATGTCGCCAGCATCTAGATTGCGACCAACAACATCGTCACCAAAATAAATTTCATAAAAACCTTCGGTGTTTTCCTGCAGGAAATACACCGTAGATGTGGGTCCAACGCCTACTATGTTGTCTACTGTGCTGTAGCTTTCGCTGTAACTGCTGGTGCCAGAATACTGTACTGCAACCTGGATGGTGCGTGTATCAACACCCTGATTGGGTATAACAAATTTATTGGCCGGCGTGTTGTTGGCACCTATGGTGTAGAAATATTCTAACTGCCGACCCTGATATATCTTGACATTTTCAAAATTATACACACCATCCAAAGGTGTGGCAACATAGGAATCGACATTGTAGAATGTCAGCGTGGTTCCATCCACCACAGTATTGAACAGTTTGTAGCGTTCCAGAGTTACAAAGTTCGGTGTATTGGGTACATTCTGCAGGGTAATGTCTATGAGAGCTTCGGCACTGCGTACACTGCGCGGAGTATAGCCCAATTGTTTGGCCAGGCTCACCACACTGGCTCGTTTGACCGCAGTGTCAATGAACATTTCATTGCTCACCATGTTGGCCAATATGGCATTATAGTGCGTGTTGTAGGCCAACAGATCCAGCAGCACGCTCAGGTTGCTGGCATCGAAATCATAGTCAGTAAAGGCGCTCTGGGATCTTAAAAATTCTTTAAGATTTGATTTGATGGTATCAAAATCTAGTTCGGTTACTCTGACGTTGGCCATTATCGTACTCGGGTAAATGTTGTTGTAAAGACACCGGGCTGATTGGTGTTGCGTATCTTGTATTCTATTTGTATGAACAGTTCATTGGCATCGGTGCTGTATACTGAAACTTCAATCAATTCTACGCGGGGTTCAAACTTGGTTATGGCATCGCGTATGATGCGTTCTGCTATGTTTCTGGTGAAAAAATCATTGGGTTCAAACAACAGATTGTGTATCTGACACCCAAGTTCCGGAGCAAAGGGTCGTTCATAATGCTTGGTGTGAATCAGATTGCGCAGAGCTCCGCGTATGGCATTGTCGTCAGTCTTGTTAGCCACATCGCGACTACGCGGCGTCAATGTAAATGCCGCATCTAGGTCAGAATATTGTCGAGATCCTCGTGCCATTTTATTATTTATCCTCCGCAGAACACATTAGGTGAACCTTCTGCCACCGCAGTACAGGCCGTTATGGCGTCGCCGATGCGACCCGCACCCTTGCCGTTGATGAACACCGTGGTAGAACCCACGGCTATGGACGCCTGATGATTAGGACAAACAGCACCGGGAAATAAATGTGGATCATTGTTATCGCCCTGACGACTCCAGGCAATGCCATTGACAAACACCGTGGGCGATCCCTCGGCTCGATGCGGCAATGAACAATGTACAAGATCGGCATCACCAATTCTAGCAGCAGCTGGCATGTTGTGTCCTATTGTCGTTGACTGCGTTCACGCTGCATGAGTTCCTGAAATCTGGGCAACCAGCTTTCAATTTCCGCGTGTTGTTCCGCAGTATGTGGTGGTTCGGGCCAATGTGGTTTAAATTTAATGACATGATCAAATTTTTCAGGTATGTCTTCCCAGCGCTCATAGCTGCGCAGTTCGCCGTTGACCATGAGTACAAATTCCGATTTCATCGACTTAAATCACACAAATAGAGTTTCTGTTTACCGTCAGCTCCACGTGCAATGTTGTGATCCATGAAGGTTGCTACCTTGGGATAACCGTTACGCCCTTCTACGCCTCGATTGCCACGGGGATTAAAACTGCAGTGTACCCAGCCCTGGAATACACCACCGAAGGTACCATATTCCAACAACAATTGATCATAGGCTACGTTGTCGCGAATCCATAGGGCTGCATCATACAACTGCGGTGCAGCCAGTCCGCCACCAAACTGCATGTCTGCTGCCAGTCCCTCGCCGTGTTGTGCTTCCTTGGGACCAAATCTCAGACAGCTGGTCAAATACATCTGTGGGAAACGACGTTTAATGGGTTCCAAGACATTGACGCACAGACCACGCAGATTGTCCAACAGCTGCGACTTGGTTAAACCGTTGCCCAGAGTTCCTGGTGCACTGGCCCAGAATCTTCTGTTGTCGGTCTTGCTGCTGCTGCCACATTCTGCCAGAGTTAAAAGATTGAAATTGGCACTGAGTTGTATGCTCATCGGTGTTTCGCGATAATTTGCAAACTCTCCGGTTTTATATGGTGCGGGTGGAACAATGATGGGAACCTTGGTATCAGATCGTTTACACCCAGCCTGAGCAATTTCCTTGCCACGATCAACTTGTTCCTGAGTCTTTTTACCAGTCTTTACATCTTCTTCTTGTTTTTGTGGATTTTCGCCAGCATCACCTGAGCTACGTTCTTCTATGGCCTTGTCGCAGGTTGGGCGATCTAAATCAGTCAGCGGATTGTTCGTGGGCACCGCAGTTTCCAAGGTGCCAAGTCCCGTGGCAGTAGCAGCCACGGCTACGCCATCATTGAGATCTATTCTGCTGCCATCCAGCGCCATGCCACCACCAGACTTGATGTTCATGGCCTGTCCGGCCTGCAGATACATGTTGCTGCCAGCCTTGATGTGAACATCGGTGTCAGCCTCCATGTAGATATTTTTGGCATGAGCCTTGAGACTGCCAGCTACGTTGATGTTGGCATCGTTTTTAACATTGATGGTGGTTTTGCCGGCAACTTCGATTTCTAGTACATCGTTGGCTCGTATGCGCGTGGCATTGTCCACTGTGACATCATAGTCGCCCTTGATGTAGACTCGATTGTTGCGAATAAACACCCCGTAGTAATCGCCCTTGACTCGTTGTGCCCAGGTGCCGTTTTGGTCAATTTCTACAAAGGTTCCGGCGCGATGATAGATGTGTAGTCGCTGACGTTCTGGCGTATCATCCATTTCTATGACATGGCCACTTTCACTTTCAATGACATGGTTGTGCGGATATTGTGCACAGTATGCCGAATCTGGTTCATCCCAGCTACCACCATTGGCTTTGTTTATGCCTAGACTGCGGTCTCGATTCTTGGATTCAACTATGGTGCCTTCGGTATCGCCCGTGGCTAGTTTATTGGTGTCGGGTCTGTCAGTATAATCACACTTGGGATACACACTGTTGGGATCTGAAAAAGCCGGTGGGTTGCCCAGACGTGGATCGTTCAGACTTTCTGTGGGCGGTGTGGTCTGTGGATCAGGCTGCGCAGTATTGGGTTTGACATCATTGGGAGGTGTGCCTCCGGGTTGACCCAGCAGTTCGGCTACGCGTACACCACCAGGGCTAGCACCCACGGTATAGTTGGGTGAATAACCATTGACTATGGACAGAATTTTTCTTCCCTGTTCATACTTACGCACATCTCCACCGCCCGCCACCATGCTGGTGACCAGCAGGTCGGCATTGGCCTGCGATGTCGGCGGATAACTTACTCCGGTGAGCCGCATGGCTGTACCAGATTGTATGCTGAGTTTCATAAAGGCTGCAGTAGCCTGGGCTGCGTTTTCGGGGTCCAGCAACAGATCAGGATTGTTGACGTATCTTTCATCGCCATAGGCAATCTGACTTAGACGGCTGTATAAACTCTTGCCAGTAAATTGTATGAAGCCACGCCCACGATACTTGAATCCGTCACCAACTGCAAAGTGTTTGAAGCCTTCGGGCTTGCTTCGATCTGCACAGGTCAGACCATACATGAGATCAAAAAATCGTATGTCGTCTTTTCTAATCTCGTTTTCCCACTCTTCTGGAGTATGTTTACTTAATCTCAGACCACCAAAAATGACTTTCAGATTAGCATAGTCTGTGCCTCGATAACTGAATTCAGCTATGGTTTTGCCGCCGGCTTCTTTGAGCGCATTGGCAATGACAGCTGCCACGAAATAATGATTGGTTATGCCCTGCTTTTTACAGGCCAAAACTATTTTTTCCAGATTCTCTTGAATCTTTTGATTGGTAGGAGCAGGTTGGGCTGGAACCGCAGTACCCTGATCAGTACGCACAGGATTACCACTGCCGTCGTTAACCACATTGCCACCACCATCACGCAGTACATTGGAACTATTGTTTGCGGTGTTGGTTTCTTGAGTGGCACACCCTGTGGTTTTGTCGGGCAGACCTCCCATGGTGCCCATGATCATGGGCTGTTGTTTGTCTTTACCATCCAGGAAAAAACCTACGACCCAGCTGCCTTCCAAGGGTCCTACAGGTGCGCTGCCCTTGCCGCTGATGCCAGCGCTGTTGATGTTCTGCATGGGTATGGCCCAGGGCAGATCTGTGGTGGGCAGGGTATCCTTGTTATCAATATGATAGCCCAGAATGCGTACACGGCAACGACCTATTTTTTCTGGGTCGTTGCGATCTTCAACTACACCAATCCACCAATAAAATCCGTCACGACCAAAAATATTATCATTCATGTTTTTTCCTTGCGATACGAGTCTTTTACAACTTCCATGATCATCATGTGTTTAATCAATGTTATTTTATGCCGTATGGCAGTCACCAGATAAAATCCACTGAACAACGGATCTTCACCAGTCTTGGCTTTATCGCTCTGATCCTTGGGCTGTGCATCTGGATAGGTTATGTAGACTATGCTGCCAACCTCAGCATCGGTGCGACCTGGTACGGTGATCACCATCTTGAAATTGCCCAGCTCATTCAAAGTACTGATTCTGCGGGGCAGAGTTTTATCTATGATATCATTGGCATTGGTTTCTGCGTCATTGAATAATTTTGCGTGTTTGGGATAAAACTGCGTTAAACTACTAGGGCCGCGTAATGTAGTGCTGTTGAATGGAGCCAGTGCTCCAGACTTGGAAATGTCTTCTAGATGTTTATATTCACCATAGCTGGCAACGTGATCGTAATCAATTATCTCATATTTTTTAGATATAACGTCCAGGGTAACCAGACGATTGGCATAATAACCATTGTTGGTATTTTTAAAGGCATTGAAGGTTTCAACAATCTCTAACTCTTCAATCTTTCTATATTCCTTTTCCACGTCTTTTACATAGTTGCCCTGCTGATCCGCAGAAAGGTTGTTGGGTACGTAGTTATATTCATAGTATATGGACTTATCATTTACTGCCATTTCAATTATGCGTTCAATGTTGGCGAAATAAAATGCCTGGGTTGTTTCATAGAACAAGTATGCCGGCGATTTCAATCCCTGCGGCAAGGATCGACTGGCCAACCAGTTGATGCAGTGTGTGGCATGCCAACCCGGACTGGTAAACGATATTTCATTGTCGGCTTCACCAACAACGATCAATGGCGTAAAATCTTCTTCGTTGCCGCCCACGCGTGGCACTGCCAGCCGCTCTTTGTAGATGTCCTGCACAATCTTGGACACCGGACCCTTGTAGTGGGAGTACACTGGCACCAGCATGTCAATGAACAATTCAATGCTGCAAAAGTGCAGCAGATAACTTTGTGTTCCAGTATCCTTGAGCACCATGCGATCCGTGATGCTGTAGACTTTGAAGGTCTTGTAAATTATCTGTGGCAGGCCAGGTGTGACAATTTTCAATTTAATGTATTCATTGCCAACAATGGGAAACCTGCTGGCAAAATTACCGGCATCGATCAACATGATGTTGCCATACAAACCATTTTTAAACATGTCTTCAAAAATGTTGATTTCTGCTATGAGCTGTCGAATATCAAGCTGCTCGTTGTTGTCTTTGACAATAATAGCTTCTTCAACTTTTACATCACCAGCGGTTTGAACGCCATCCTTATTATCGTTGGCCATTTATACTTCCAGTAAAACTATTGACAAAGGTTGGCAAAAATTGTGGTTTGATAACACTGATGCGCCGTTTGGCTTCATTGATCTCTTCTTCATATTGAAAATAACTTATGGGGTACTTGGTTCCAGCATAGCTGCTATGCACCACATCGCCATCATCGTTGATGTAGTGTTTTGTTTCATCGACATTTTCAATGTCGTATTTACGTCGTATAAAGGTTCTAAGATCGGGATTGCTTAATGGCCAATCAAATCTGGGATCAATTATTTCGTTGGTCAGCAGTATGACCCAATGATAATAACTTTCATTGTAGAATTTATCGGCTACAATTTCCGGTGTTTCTCCATCCAGGATATCATAGTCGTCATAGAAGGTACTGGTTAGTAAATTTTCATCAAAAACTCGTACGCGTCTAAAGATATCGGTCATGGAAAATGTAGTTTTACCACCGTCCAGACTATAGTTTACTGCTGGAAATGATTTAAAATACATATTAATATCCCTTGTTTATGCGTTCTTTGGTCAAAGTTTCCAATTCAACGAATCTAAGTTTCATGTTGACTTCAGCAGGATAACTTGTTATGTTTTTCTTTGGATTTGACCCATCCAATCCTTTGGCTGGTACCAGACTGGCGAACTGCTGACCACCGTAGTCCACTGTCATGTTTTGCAGCACACAGGTGCTGATTCGGTGCACAGTATGGTTCATATCTCCGCTGAAATAATATTCTATGTTGAAGGTGCTGGGATAGATGTAGAACAAACCGCCGCCAGCCAATTCTGGATGCATGTGAAATTTAAATTCTTCGATAATCTCCCAGACATTTCTAGATTCTTGCAAAGATCGAGGAACAAATTTATAATTAAAATCAAAGGTACGAGGGTCCACACTTTTAAATACCTGTTCGCGGAAAGGGTTCATGGCTGTGCCTGTACCTATGCTGGCCAGAGCTTTTATATCCAGATCCGTGGCACCTATGGCATTGGTTATGCCGGCGGGAATCTGAGCCACGTTGAGCAACATAGCGCGCATGGCTTCGCCGCCGGCTTCCTTGTAGCCGCTGTCCACTGCTGACGAACCACCGGCTATAAATCCAGCCAGGCTGCCCATGTCCTGTTGTTGATAATTCACACCATAGGATACACTGGGCCGTTCCTGTACTGCCAACATAATGGCAGTGCTGGTACGAAATGTCTTGTCGGGCTCAAAATAATTGGCTGCTACTGCGCCAGCTGTACCTCCAGCAATTAGACCACCCAAGGTGCCAAGAGCACGCACAGAACTGGGAACATTTTTAGCAAACAATCCAGTTAGTTTACTGGTGGCACTGGCACCCATTTTAGCTCCTGCAGCCACAGCACCTACGGTCAATATTCCATTGGTGGCTTCGCCCACACGTTTGGGATCCATGCGTTGTTCAGCGCCGGTCTGAATTTCTACGGTTTTATAGTCTTTTTTAAATTTACTCTTGCCACGAACATTGATGTAGAATACCAAAAAGTGCTGCAGATCCGGGCCAGCGTTTGCGTCTCCGGTTTTTTCTGGATAGACATGTTGTTTAACATTGTATTTAAACAGTTGACCTTCGGGTGTGCGCACCACACCACCCTGGGCATTGAACTCGGTTGCATTGGCTCGGTCAGCACTAAAAATACCATTCTTAGAACCGCCTTGAGCGTTGGTATCAGCCATAAATAGTTTTACTCCGTGTTTTTATATTTCTATGTACACTCGCCAGACCTACAAAGGACGTTATCGCATCATCAATGCCAAGAAGTACATTGGCGATCCCACACAGATTGTTTATCGCAGTCTGTGGGAATTGAAGTTCATGAAATGGTGCGACAACAATTCCGCTGTGCTGGAATGGGGTAGCGAAGAGATCATTATACCTTATTTATCGCCCGTAGACCAAAGAATACACAGATATTTCGTGGATTTCTATGTCAAGATACGCAACCGAGATGGCAATGAACAACGCTATCTCATAGAAATCAAACCAGCCAAGTTTGTGCAGCAGCCCAAAAAGCCAGCGCGCATCACTCCACGTTTCATCGAAGAAGTTCGTACCTGGGGCGTGAATCAAAGCAAGTGGAAGTCGGCTACGGAATACTGCGAGAATCGGGGCTGGCAGTTCATGATACTTACGGAAAACGATTTGAATCTTGATAAATAATATCATGGCAACCTATAATCCCTTCAGAGAACTCACCGTACGCGCCGGCGATGTGCAGCGCAGCGTAAACTGGTATCAGACTCAGGTTAAGAATCTGCGGGGACTGAACAGCAACGTTACTGGCATGATGAGTGGATCTGCAGGCCTGCGCAGTCGTGTATATCCTGGTGGGCTATATCTGTTCATGTACGATGCCAAGCACAAGGACACTCTGCCCTACTGGGATCAGATGCCCTTGGTGTTTCCCTTTAGGTCCATCAAGGGCGGCTTCTATGGACTGAACCTGCACTATCTGCCCTATGGTATTAGATTCAGACTCATGGGCGCCTTGCTGGAAGTTACACATCGTCACAACGATCCACGCATGCGTGCGCAGATCAGCTGGAACATATTAAATTCAGGATCAAAGTTTCCCGGCGTGGGTGCCTGTGTTAAGCATTACTTAACAGATCATGTCAAGAGTCGTTTCATGGACATACCACATGATCAATGGTTGGCAGCCAGCATGATGCCCATAGAACGATTCCAGGGCGCAGCAACCCAGACTGTCTGGCGAGACAGCAGAAAACACATCTAAGGAAAGAACATGGCATATCAATTAATGCCCAAAGCGCAGTATGGTTTGAGTGACATCATGGCTGAGATATCTGATCGTGGCATGGCTAAGCCCAATCGCTATGAAGTTAATTTTACCGTGCCGGCCTGCGTGCAACAATTCAGTGTAGATGAGTCGCTGAGTCTGAAGACCAGTGGCGGCAGATATCGAACACAGAATTCCATAAGCAGTCGCATCGGCGCCAGACTCAGCGTATTCTGTGAACAGGTGTCGTTGCCGCCCACGCGCATCATCACCACCAGACAACAAATTTTTGGACCACCTAGTTTTCATCCCATAGGCGCAGACTACGGCGGCGACAATCTTAGCATGACCTTTGCGCTAGACAAATGGTATACTGTAAAAGAATTTTTTGACATCTGGGTCGACGGCGTTGTTGTGCGTACTGGACGGTTCACTGGTTGTGTGCATTATCCTGAAAACTACATGTGTCAGGGCCTGACCATTACACAGTTGGATGAAGATGATCGAGCACACTATACCGCAGTGTTTGAGGATGTATTTCCCATAGCCATCAACCCCATTAGTCTGGGCTATGACATGACCAATCAGGTTACTAAAATGTCGGTTACATTGTGCTATCGACGCTGGCGAAGCATGAGCATGACCACCAGCAATCAGCCACCATCAGATACACCGAGAACTCAACAGGTGGCGGGCAGCAGAAATTCGCGCGGTACAGCAAACAACAATCGAATAGATAGTAGTCGACTTAGTTCAAACGCTCGCGCGGCATTGAAAGTATAACACACCAAGGAGAATTGAATGTCTTTACCATTGCTTACAACACCCAAGCATCGAATTGAATTGCCCAGCACTGGCGAACGGATAGAGTTTCGTCCATTTTTAGTCAAAGAACAAAAACTGCTGCTCATGGCCACCAATGGCGGTGCTGATCAGCAAATTTCTGCACTCAACGAAGTTATACACGCCTGTACCTTTGGCAAAGTCAATGCAGAAAAATTACCGGCTTTTGACGCTGAATTTTTGTTCTTAAATATTCGCGCGCACAGCGTAGGAGAAACTGTCAACATAGTTCTGACCTGCAGCTGTGAAGCCAAGCAGGATGCCAAGCTGGATGTGACTTCAGTCAAAGTAGATCGCAAACCAGAACACAGTAAAACCATAGATGTTGACAACAATGTCAGCATTGAGATGCGGTATCCCACGCTGACGGATCTTAGCACCATGCAGGCAGAATCCAACATAGACAGCATCATTAATTTGATTGCCGGCAGCATAGACAGCATCTGGGAAGGCGATGAACGCATTGCTGCCCAGGATTACAGTGTAGCCGAACTCGTAGAATTTGTAGAAAATTTAAACCCAGCTACACTGGACCGTCTAGAAAACTTCTTTGTTACCATGCCCGTGTTGCGACATGACATGGCGTGGGACTGTAAGGAATGCGGAAAACACAATGAAGTCGTCATGGAGGGTATGAACAGTTTTTTCGCCTAGTCCTTTCTCATGAAAGTTTGTTTAGTTACTATCAGACAAACTTCAATTTAATGCAGTATCATAAGTATAGCTTGTCTGAATTGGAAGACATGATGCCGTGGGAAAGGGAGATCTATATTATGTTGTTGGTAAATCACTTAGAAGAAGAAAATCAACGTTTACAACAACAAGGAGGCCGATAATGGCAGCTGGAACTACTAAAGAAGATTGGATGCAGAATAAATGGCGTCCTGCCATGGGCTGGATGTACATGGTCTGTTGCTTGGCAGACTTTGTAATTTTTCCGGTCCTGTTCACCCTAGTACAATTCTGGGAGACCGAAGCAGCCAATGATGCGTTTCGTCAATGGGTGCCCATAACGCTGCAGAATGGAGGCTTCTTCCATATTGCCATGGGCGGTGTGTTGGGTGTGTCGGCCTATGGTCGCACCAAGGAAAAGATTGCTGTAACCGAGACATCGGCCACCAGCAAAGACGATGATGACAACCGAGTATACACACCCAAAGAGTAAACCATGGCCAAGAAATCCGAACCTCTAAGTCTGGAAAGTCTGCTGGAAGCTCAGCAGCGAATGCTTACAGCCAGCAATCTATCCGAGGAACAGCGTAAGCGAGCCGAGGATCAGATTGCCAAGCTCGAAGAGCTGCGCAAAGCTACCACTGAAACTCAGGAAAAGCAGACCGAGGTTGTGGAACAGGTCAAGGTCATGACCAAACCCAAGGGTGATTCTAAAAATGTCACCCTTGGCGACGTGCGTACTGAACTCAAAGAAATGCGCAAGGATCTCAAGACCTTTGCAGGCAAGGATCTCAAGACCTTTGCAGGCAAGGATCCCAATCCATCACGTAAACCCCTGTTACGCCAACGTGACGATGTAATCGATGTCGATGCCAAGGAAGTACCAGAACAAAGTCTGAATGCACAGCGCGAAGAACGTGCCGGCAAACTTAGCAACATCGGCGCCACCTTGGGTGAGAAGGCCGAACTGTACCAAAAGGGTGCAGGCAAAGAAGTCACCATGGCCAAGAACACCGAAGCCTTTGAACGCTTCGTGGCCGAGACCAAAAAGAAAGACGAACTGCTAAAAGATGCCACTGACGATCAAATCAAGTTATTTGAACGTCTGGAAGACACACTAATTAAACTGCGTGACTCTGACGCCAAAGACAGTGCAGAGCTACGCAAAGAGTTGGCCAAGATTGCCGGCGAATTAGAAACCACGGGCGATACTGCAGCCAAGAGCAAAATTGGCGGCGTGCTGGAAAATACACGCAATCGAGCTCGTAGCGGTGCGCGTGGCGATGCTGGTACTCTGGGTGATGCCTGGAGTGCACTCACAGGCAAACAGAAAGTATTAAAAGAAGGCTATGAATTTGATCCGCGCATGGGCGAAAATGCAGTACGCAGAACCAAGGACAATGAATTAGGTAAAGCAGGCAGACTGGCTCAGAAAGGCGAAGTAGTCAGCATGGGTCGCATTGCCGGCGCAGCTAAAATTGCCGGTAACTTTTTCCGTGGCAAGGTTGAAGACTATAATGCTAAAAATGCCAGCAATCTGGGCAGTGACTTTCTGGATCGTACCTTTGGTGGCAATCGACTAGAAGACGATCGAGCCAGGCTAGGTGCGCGCGCCGAAGCACTGACACAGAGTCGCGGCGGTCAAACTGCTGCATCACCAACGCCAGTACCTGCGGGTCGTGGTCAGCCCATGGCCATGCCCAAGAGCGGCGCCATGAACATCACCGCCACAGTAGTAAATCTACGTGGCCCGTTGAAGTTACCAGCATCCGGAGGACCTGGTTGGTCAGCGGGCAATGCTGGTGCAGGTGCTGGCAAAGACTGGCCACCTAAACCCACAGTAACAGCTACTACGCCGGCGCCCATGGCG